ATGAAAACACATTCTGAAATCAAAGTAACTCCCAGAACTTGGGAGAAATCAATCAAAGCTAATTTTGAAAAAACGTGGGAAATATATTACACGTTTTACGATCGACAACATCCTGATGGTGTAAAAATCCGTTTTAAAGGAATGAACCGTGCTGCTTCACTTCAGGAGAAGCAATCTATTACAAGAGATTTAATTGAAAATGAATTAAAAAATCTCCAACGAGGTTATAATCCTATATTAAATGAATATGTATTAGAGGATGAAAATTTAATTTCTGACTTCACTCCTTTTGTGAAGTCTTGCGAAATTGCATTAAATTCTTTTCAAGGTGTTGAATCAACTCTAACCGATTTAGATAACAGTTTGAAGCATATTAGAAAATATGCAGGTATTCTAAAAATTGAAAATAAAGATATTAAATCGGTAACTAAAGGTGATATTAAGCAATTATTAATGAGAATGTCGAAAGACAAACATTCTAATTATAGAGTAAATAAAACCAGAGCTCATCTGTCAAAATTTTTTGCACATTTTACTGAACTGGAAATTTTCCAAGTGAATTTTATAGAAGGAATTTCAAAGCTTGAACATACTTCAAAAAAGAAAAATATAATCAGGACCGAGGAAGATTGGAAAAAATTTCATAAAATTAAAGACCTCAACTATAGCGTGTATATATTTCTAAACATCTTCCTTTATTCAGGATGCCGATTTGAAGAGATGACTCAAGTACGAAAAGAGGATGTAAATATTGAAAAGAGTTTCTTTTGGATAAATTTAAAAAAAGGCGGAAAACACACCAGAGCAATGAGACCAATAAATATGCACGTTTGGAAATATTGGAAACGAATCTATGATATTGCTCAACCGCTTCAGTATATGTTTAGCTTTGAGCAAATGCCAAACGATAAGCCAATTAAGGCACATAGCTTATATGATATATCTGGCAAGTATTTAAGAAGAGTTGGTTTAGATATGACCGGGTATGGTCTTAAACACACTTTTTTAAATTTAGTTTCTAAAGATTTTGGGCTTTCAAAGGCAGCTGAAATTGCGGGGCATACAAGCACAAAAACCACAGAAAAATATGCTATAGATTGGCAGGAACACCAAGTAGAGAGAAATAAAAAAATAGATATAATAATTTAAAACATAAAAAAGCACCTATCTATTCAGGTGCTTCGCTTCAATAAATTAAAAAATGATTACTCGGAAAGTTGAATGTCTATTATTTTAAAATTTTTATTTTCATCAATCATTATATTGTCACTGTGAATATCTGAGAAGTTGTATTTTTTTGATAAATTATGCGCTTTAATTAAAAATTGCAAAAACGAATAATAATCTTTATGATTGTTTGTATTTAGATGTCGAATTACTTCAGCTTTCATGAAAGGTAGTAAAGTCATATTTTCAACATTATGTTCATCTAAAAAAACCACTATATCTCGCATTACTTTTTCAAGGTTTTTCGGGAGATTCTTAAGCTTTGTGAATACGTAGTAAAAATTGTTATCGCTTTCATCAACTACAATTGGAATTTCAAATAATCCGTTAAGCGAATCTTCATCTATTGTTAATAATAATTGATAAGCTTTAAACTCATCTTTATTTATTGACATCTTCAGAACTAAATTTGTATTGTCAATTTCATAGACAACGCCTTCAGCTCCTTTGTCAAGAAACGTGATATTAGTCATTTGATCTATTTGGTTAAAATTAATTCCCAGATCAATTAGTTTGTTTTTTAGAATAGTATTTATCATGTCTTTATTTTAATACTGTAAAGATATGACCTATAAATATCTATACCTTACGGCTTTCCGTAAATGGGACATTTATTTTTTACGGGTTTCCGTAAGTTTTACAGATATATTTAAAACCTTGCAAATCTTTAGTAAATTTGGAAGGGAAACTTTGGTTTCATTATTAAAATATCTTGTTAGAGTATCTTCTGAAATTTTAGTGACTTCGTAAATCTCCTTTTGGGAAATATTTTTTTTATCTTTTATATCTTTTAAAAAGTTTATTATATCATCTGAATTGTCGAAATTTGCCATAAGATTTTGATATTAGTATTGAAATTTTATTATTACAAATAATCCCTCCTTTGAGGGATTTTGTATTCACAAAAGTGAAGTCCATTTTTTAATAATTTCATCCTCTCTTTTAAGTTTGTTTTTGAATAAAATTTGATCTTTTGTATAGTTAAATTCAAAATCTCTACTCCAGGTAATATTTCCTTCCCAATCGCAAAGTAAAATACGTTTCACCATGTATTTATTTGCCTGAACATCATCTGTATCACCAAAACGACTCCATTGATACTCGAAAATTCTCTTTAAATCCGGATGTATTGAAGTCAGAAGAAAATCTTTATATTCTTTCCATGTTTTAAATTGCTGTGGAAGTTCTTTAATTGAATACATTAAGTTTTCTTTTCCATACATAGCAGCAGTATGAACGCCTTTTAATCTTCTTTCTAGTTTATCATAGGTTTCAGGTTCGAGTTCTTGTAAATCAGTAAGACATCGAAAGGCTTTTTCATGAACTAAATTTGAAACTCTGAAAAAACGAAGGTTTCCACCAAGCATATACATTTTATCATATACTTTATTGTACTTCAAATTATTTTCAATAAGATACTTCCAAACATCTGTGTAAGTCCAATCTATAATAGGATAGCATTTGTGCGGTTCCGTTTTTCTTCGTAACCAAAATAATTCGGAATCTTCCCCAAACATGACAAATCTTCTATCTGGACTTTCTTCAGCTCTTAAGCCAATTATAGAAACAAAACTTCCATCAAAATTTTTTCGGTTTTGTTGAGCAACCCATAGATTGAATTTATAAAATCGTTTCGGATACTTTTTATCTAATTTATGAATTGCAATCGGATGTTTTTCTCTTACCCACTCTTCGCCTTCCCCCCAAGCCCAGAGAAATAACTGTTCGTGACTTGCTGCATTTGTCATAAAAATAGGCACTTGATACCATTGCGGAATAACATTTGGTTGAGACATAGCCCATTCAACGAAATCAATTGTACCTTGATATTCTGCTTCTTGATCCTGAAAATATAAAATAAACTTTCGATTTCGTTTTATAGCTTCTGTGTTTACCAAATGAAATAAAACCGTACTGTCTTTTCCTCCTGAAAAAGCAAGCTGTATATTATCGTAATTATCAAATAAATAGGATATTCTTTTTTTTGCGGCATCAAGAACATTTTCCGTTCCTCTTACTGCTGTTCTTCCCATGGTTTAATATCTTCTTCAACTTCGATTATTTGTCGCTCTACTGAATAAGGAACTCCTTTAATTTCTGAATGTATTCCCTTTAATCCGATTAATCTTTGAACTTCTTCTAAAGTCATTCCAAGTTCTTTCATTATTTTAAGTTCGTCCCAACCTAGCTTAAGCATAGATACTAAAGATGCTTGTAATTCTACTTCATGCTTTCCTCTGGCTCTATTGTGCCGAATAGTTGATGCCATACGATCTGAAATATCTTTTTCTATTACAGAAACAGGCAGCATTCCATTCTCACGTTCATAAATATCTTTTTTAGTCAATAAAATTGTATATCGGTGAAAACCGTCTACAATAACATATTTATCGCGTTCTTTATCGTAAAACGCAACTATCGGCATTGTGTAACCATCTGCTTTTATAGATTGATAAAGTAGATCCATTTCACGTTTTGCCACGTGATTTGGGTTATAGTCGTTTGCTTCCATTTTTTCAATAGGAACCGCAATTACATTGTAAACTGGACTTATAAATTTTTTCATAAAATTTCTTTTAATTGTTCTTTACTTATTTTTTTGAGATATTCTGAAATACCTATTTTTTTTTCGTTGTTTTTTTCAATCAAGCTTTCTAAGCCTACATTGCCGATCAATTTTAGATAGCGACAGTCGTTTTCTTGCCCTGTTCTGTAGTTTCTGTGTTGACTTTGAATAACATCGCCCCAATCGAATGTTCCATCAAAATAAACCGTATTTGGAAGTTCTTGTAAATTCAAAGAAAGACTTCCTGTTTTATAGTTTAAAACGGTGGATTTTGGAAAACGTTTTTTACATTCTTCGGCTGATGCAATATATTTGGTGAAAATTATGGTTTTTGATTCATCGGTAATCCAATTAGAAACAATTTCAAACTTTTTTTTTGAGCAACAATATCCGTGCTGCATTTTTTGAGTCATTTCCAGAAAAATATTATTATTCATCATTAATAACTTTTCGTTATCGAGATAATTTTCTTTGATAAAATTGTATGATTCTTTTTCTTCCTCAGAAAGCTCATATTTTTCTGTTTCAAAAATTTGTTTAACGTTCAATTCTAAGTCACATTCAAAAACATACTCACCAATCAAAGAGTACAAATAGTCAATATTTTCATATCCTGTAATAAAAGTTTTAGAATATTCTTTAAATCCGCTAAAACGTTTTGTTACCGTAGTGTATTTGCAGAATGTATTTTTAAATTCTGCTAAAGACATATTTAAAATTTCAGGATCTAAAAAATTAAATTGCGCCCAAATATCAAGTAAATCTTTTGTGATTGGTTCACCGTTAAGAATTAATTTATATTCAGCCATTTTGCCAAATTCTAAAACCCTTTTTGTTCTTTTTGCATCAAAGTTTTTTATTTTGATACTTTCGTCAACTATGATAAAAGGAGTTACAGAACTTTGTAAAGCATTATAAATTTCAAGATAAGCCCTATCTGATGATTGTATAGTTTCTATACCTTTATAGATTATGTTTTGGCAATTAAAACCACCCCATTTTTCTATTTCTTCTTTAATTGATGGTAATCTATGATCTTTTGGTTTAATACTACTTAAAGGGGCAATCCAAACAACTAAATCTATTTCAGGAACAGCATTTACCAATTCTAAAGATACTCTTGTTTTTCCTGTTCCCATTTTCATGAATAAAGCTCCTACTTTGTTTGGCAGATGCTTTGTCAAAGCTTTTTCTTGATTAGGAAGGAAATTCATTTTTTTAGTTTTGGAATTGTATTGTTTTCAACTGGGTTTATTTTTTCTGGGATATGATGTTCTATAGTGATGTCGTAGTTTGGTTCAATTTTGCCAGAATTTATATTGTACCATCCTATTTTTTTAAGAGAAATCATTAAAGTAAAATCTTCTTTTATTGCAAACCAGTGAGAAATCCAATAAGCATCTGATTTTTGAACTTCATGATCTTTTCCAAAAACTTGTGATTTAGGAATAAATCCAGAATTACCCTGCCAATCTTCAGCTTTGTAACATTTTTCAGAAATTTCGGTAAGATTTTTAAGCCTTACCGAAACCACTTTTACTTTTTTCATCAAGAAATAATTGAAGTAAAATAATCATTCCAGTCAGATTCAATAACCAACTCTTTTTTATTTACTGTCCTTCTGATTTCATATATAAAATTACCTTCTGCCATCCTTTGAAGTGTTATATCAAATGAATATTTTCTTACAATATCAAAAATAGAATGTAAATCAATATTTACATCTTCTGTAAAAATTCCGAAATAGTTATTGTTTTCATCGTAAGAATGAGTAAAACAAGAATTTAAAGTTACATTAAATCCAGCTTCTTTTAATTCTGTGAAAAGTTTAAATGTTTTTGATTTTGCAATTGTTGTTTTCATTTTGTAAAATTTTAATTGTTAGTATTTGTTTTATTATTACTGTGTAAAGATATAACTAAAAAATTAAATCCGCAATAGTGCGGATTTAATTTAACAAAATTTAACATTGTTTTAAAGGCTTATCATTTTTAAATTTCAATCCTAATGATGCTAAATAGTCTCTCTGAGTAAAGCTTAGGTGACGAAGTTGTTTATATCCTAATCCGGCACGTCTGAAAAGTTCGCTGTAGATTTTCCTAGAAAATGAATTCAAATGCAGAAGATTCATTTCTGTTTGTCCGTCATGCACTTTCGCAAACTCTATTAATTCCAGATCATTCAGTTTTTGAAGTTCCTCTGCTACAACTATAGAATCTGCTTTTTTTAATCTTTCATAAAGCCTATCATCTAAATTTGCAAGAGCTTTGTCTATCATTGGTTTTAATTGCTCCATATCATCTTTAGAAAGTTCAATTTCGATTCCTGATGAAAGGGTAAATTTTAATGTATTCATTGTTTTAAATTTAATACTGTAAAGATATGTTGCAGAAAAAAAATTTCCTTACGGAAACCCGTAAGGAAATGAATTATTATTTCGCTATGAGAATGTTTACAACTATTTGCTAATTCTTTTTTGTCTAATGAATTCAATCCTCTTAGCAATAAATTCGTTTAAAACAAAAGAGAAAACAATCGTCCCAACAACCACATAAATTCCAATATTAGTATTGAAAATTGATAATTTTTGCATAATCATCATTACTAAAATGTGCGATATATAAATAGGATATGAAAGCTCTCCAATTACGGCATCTTTTTTCCATTTTTTTGAAAGAATAAAAATGAAAGGCAAGGCAGCAAAAAATACAAATAAATATAAATATTCTTTAAATCGAAATTCTAATTGAGAATAAAACACTGTAAAGATAATTACAGCTATCCATATCAATTTCAGCAAAACCTCATTAATATTTTTATTTTGATAATTTTTATATACGTGATAAGCTATTGTTCCGAACAAAAAGAAAGCTAATTCGGCTGGGAAAAATCTGTAAGTCCAAGGATCATGCTGAAGATTTAATCCAAAATAAAGATAACATCTCAAAAGCAATGATGAAAAAATTATAATTAAAATAGTGATCACTTTTCTTCTTACTAAAAATGGGGCAATCAAATAAAACATTATTTCTATACCAATCGTCCAAGCTTGAGTTATTAATAAAAAGTTCCAAAGTGGAGGATTTGTTTTAGTAAAATCTGAAGTAAAAAATAAATTTCCTGAATTTAAATCTATACCTAAAAACATAACTAGATCTTGAAAAACAAGAAAAACATTTGTGAGAATTAAGAATATCAAACTAAACGGGTGCATATCCTGATAATATTCTTTGTAAGAACTCAATCTAGCGAAATTATGCCCTCCAGTTGTAAAAAAACAATAGAAAGAAAACAATATTGTTAGGATCAAAACAACCCAATAAATGGGATACAGCCTTAAAAGTCTATTGGAAATAAACAATTTGTAAGATCCATTTGAGCCTATATATTTTTCATTTAAAATTAAGGTCATGTAGAAACCAGAAATCATAAAAAAAGCTTGTACAGCCAATTGACCTCCAACCATTTTAATTCCAAATATTGATTCTGAATGAGCAATAACAACTGATAATGCTAATAGAAATCTTAGTAGTCCCATCTATTTGTTTTTGTAAATATAAAAAAACCTAGTGAGGTATAACTCGGAACCAATCGGAAATGAATTATTATTTTTGTATTATGAAAAAATTTAAACTTTTATACGAACCTTCATCTGAGCAATTTTATATAATGCTTCTTGCGCCTGGAACTGAAATGCTCTTTAAAGTAGATCAAACAAATCCTATAATGATTTCGAGAGTAATAGAACACGCTTTTTTTAAAGATCATCACGAAAGAGGAAAAGTAGTTGCAGAAATGGAAGAGTTCGCAAAAAAGGAAATTGAAAAGCTTCAGGATGGTTTTTAAATAAAAAGCCCCAACTCGTGGGGCGCAGATAAATAACATCTCATTTTTAATATCATTTTCCTGATGTCGGGAGAATGATCTGGGTTAAACTCTATTAGAATATTTTTTGTAAGCTTTTGCCATTTTAACATCATATTGATTGATATGAAAGTTTTTACCATTATAAATACGCGCAAAATCAGACCATCGTTTTTCCCTCAATTCATCATCTAATTTATTTGATTTTATAAACTGAACAAAAGCATTCAATTGATCAGATTCGCTTCGATACATCGCATTAATAAAATCTTGTAGTGTAGAAAAGCCAACAATAGAATAATTAAAACCCATGATCTGAAACTTTCCCCAACTCGCAGATTTTAAAGCTTCAGTTCTGTTTAGTTTCGCTGCTTTTTCAAGTCTTGCGTGTTCGTTTTTCGTGTAACCTCCAGCTCTTAAATTTGAAATATCTGGATATTCTGCAGAATATTTACCACCTGTAAATTCGTGAAATTTATGGCGTTCAAAAAGAATTTTTGGTTTTCCGTCCGATTGAAAACCACCATCTAAACTTTCAACTTCTGCAACCGCTTTTATTGCTGCAATCTCGCACCTCAATTCTTTTGCTGCGTTTTTATAATCTTGTTCTGTTAATGTTTTCATTTTTTAAAATATTTATATGTGAAAAAGATGAATATTAAAACTATTGCTACAATAGCTAAAACAATCCAAGTTCCTGTCTGAAATCCTTTTGATGTAATATCAATTGTTTTGTTTTTAACTACGGATGCAACATCTTTTATAGTCTCTTTTGATACCGCTGTTTTTGCTAAGTCTTGAATAAAGTTTGTTGATTCTTCATTGCGCTTATCTTCGGTATTTTCATTACTTTTTTTATAGCGATTATTTATAGTATAGTCAGCGTTTCCAAAGATCATTATACTTTGTAAGGTGTCTTTACCAAGTATATTGTTATAAATTAAAGGATTTAAAGAATCTGCCCTTCCTTTAATAATTATATGCCCTGAAACATCTTCGATCTGGCTTTTAAATATGTGATCTGTAATTTTTTTCGTGTCTTCTTTCAAAAGAATATCTTTTACAGAATCTGTTTTTATAAGCTCAATTTCGGTTCTACCTTCTTTTACAATAGATATTGCTTTGCTTTTCGTCCTGCAACTTATTATTAAGCTACTGAGAATTATCAGAATTATTATTTGTCTCATCTTCTTTTAGATTTAAATCATTAATATTTAAAGTTTTATTAAATTTTGCAATTCTTTTAAGGAGAATCTCTGGGGGAATCTTCCCGTTGGAAATTATACCCATGTTAACTAAAGCGTTTCCACCTAAATAGATAAACATAATCAACTTTAATGGTAATTTTACATAAACTCCATCAAGATCAGCATCGGAAAGAATTTGGATTAAAGCTTCTGAAATAAAGTAGAAAAATATAAATAAACTTGTTTTCTTCATGAATCCAAGAATCATATTTTTAAATGAAAATGTTGAAGCCTTCCAATGTTTCCAAATTCCCAGAATAAGATCGACAAAAAGTAACCCTATCATAATTTGAATGAATGTCTGGCTGTCAATATACCATCCGGTTAATCGCTCTGAGATCGTCAACCCAATCGCTGGAATTGCTGCCAACTGAAAGGATGACCATATCTTGCTACCGACACCCCCGTAGTGGATAGCAAGAAGATTTTTTACTACAAATTGCTTAATCATTATATAAGTGCTAATATTTTCCATTTTTTTAACTATGTGCTACTAATATCCCTTTTTCAAACTGTAAATTCTGATTTGCGCCATTTTGATCTTTATATTGGAATATTCCTGTTTTACCCGTATTAGAACCAATCGAAATATCACCACCTATTATTTGAAGAGCGATATTATTTGCCGCATTCTTCGATTCCAATCTTAATGCTACATTCTTTGAACCCGGCAATGGATCAATAATATTGTTTCTTATCAAAGCCATCGCTCCAAGATCTCCCGTAGATGGTGCGCTTGTTGTTCCGAAAACAACCTCTTTTATATCATCTGCAGATGTTTGTATTGTTCGGTAAAGAATACTTGATGGAGCAATCGCTGTGTAAGTTGAATAAGGTGTCCATGGTCCGCCGTTGAATGCGGTTGTATACTTTATCTGAGAACTTTCTATTTTAAAACCTGCAATTTCACCACTTTGAGCGAAGATAGTCCCTTGTATTTGTGCATTTTCAGCAATCATTTTTCCATTCTGTTGAACTCTGAATGGTGCGGTATTTCTGCCGTCATAATCTGAGCCGGCTCCAAATCTTACACTTGTTCCGGTAGTATCTCCGACATCTGTTTTCCCAGAAACAAAAGCATTTACATTACCATCTTCTCCAACGCTCATTACTTCTGTCATGAATAAACCACCGTCAATAGTTGTAAGACCTCCGGAAGAACCGTTTTCAAAGTTTATTTTGCCTTTAATTACTCCAGTATCAAGATTAAAATACGTCTGCATATCCAGCGATGATATAGTTCCGGTTCGGATAAGCCCTCCGTTTATCGTTGTGGTCCCGATAGTGATTGAAAGAACACGAACATCATCAACAACCGAATGAAGAACACCAAGCAAGAAATAAAAATCATTTACATCATCATTAAACTTTATTTTTTCCTGAGTAAACTCAATCACCGCATCGGTTGAGGTTTTTGAACAAACAGCATAAACATATCGGTATTCATCATCTGGCAAAACTTCCGTATTTTCTGAAATATTCCAAGTCTTATCAAAAGTCTGCGAATAGATAACCCCTGCATTTGCCTTGACTTTGTTTTTATTTCCATCAACCATCAATTCAAAAACTACCGAACAACTCACCTGCTGCGATTTTGCTCCAACTGACAACATATTTGTTTCAATTGATTCCGGTTTAATGTTTTCCGGATTAAAATAACCATCTGTATCAAAAGTAAGATTCTGAAGTTCTTGCGTGGTCTTTAATCCTAATTTTGAATAGTTGATATTTCCGAGGTTGGTAATTGATAGAACATTCTTGATTTCTTTTACATCCAAAATCACCTGCGAAGCGTAATTTATCTCATAAGAATCTGCAATCGTAACTTTATATTTAAAGGGATCGTAAACTCCATTTTCTATGAAATTTACAGTCGTTGAATTAATTCTAAGCATTTTATTAATGCCTAAAGGCTGATCTGCTACGGTAATGTAATTGCCAATGTCAAAGTTTCCAATTCCTATTTTTTCCATATAGGCTGGATCGATTTCCAGATCATAAGAAACTTTGGCGTTTTTATGAAGTTCAAATTGCTCAAGACCTTTTACCAATAATTCATTTTCAGCGTTATTGATATAAGATTGAGGCATCACGATGTCTAAAATCACATATTCATCGCCTACGGCAAATTGAAAAGCTTCAGAATCTACATCTGGGAACTTTTGCCCGGAATCATTAGTAAATGGAATGATTTCAAATTCTTTTGCTGCATGATTATAACCACCTTTTTTGATTTCAAATTCATATCCTGCAAGGTTTCCTGTTTTGAAGCTTATTTTTGATGCTGTTCCTGCAATTAGGTACTTCGTAGTAACTCCGTCAGATTCTTTTTCGTTGAGGTCGAAATCCATTCCAGAATCGCTGAACTTGAATTTAGTAGGACCTAAAGAAGTAACTTTTCCAGTTCTTTTTGGATAAATATCTTCAAAAGTAATAGATCCTTCTTTTAATCCGAAACCTGCGATGAGGTTTTGATCTTCAATAAAATCAGCATTAGGCAATAATAAATTGGTAGAAAAGTTTCTGTAACCGTTTGGAATGTTTTCCGTACCACCCAAAACGTAAAGTCTATTGATAATGTCGTTTTCATCAACATTTGAGCGATTAAGAGAATATAACCCCCTACCTTTTCCGTATTCGAATTTTAATGGCAATTTTCGTCCGAAATCGCCCGTATTGATTACGATTTTATCATTTTCAATCTTTACCCAGAAATCAGTTTTAAATTCATCACAAATCTTCTGTAAAGCCGAAAGACAAGTATCATCACCAAATGTAATGGTTTTGGTTTCACCATTTGTAAAAGTTCCTATCTCCCAATCTACAGAAAGCCTCTGCATATTATTTTTAAGGCAGATCAGGAATGTTTCAATAGTTCCTATCAATGGAAATTCTGAATTGAATTTTTGCCCTGTTCCATCAGTATTGAAGTATTTACACCGCTTCATGTCGTACATCAATCCCTCTGCAATAATATCGTATTCATATTCTGAATTGCTTTTTTTATTTACATTTGGTAAAGCGTTGACTCTGTAAATCAAACCAAATAAAACAAAATAGTCATTTATTTTAATATCCAAAACAGAGTTTGATTTCATTCTGACCGTCAAAGTATCATCCGAAAGCAAAGCTCTGCTTATTGAGGCTGATTCTACAGAACGCTTCCCTCTTTCAATTAAATTGAAAAGAGGTGAGCTTTTTCTGTATAGGGTTATGTTTTGCATTTATATTTAAATTGGAAGTCCTAATAATTTTGCCATATAATAATCTGCTAATTTTTCATGACCCAAAGGAGAAAGGTGTAAATAATCATTTGATGATGTGTAAAATTGCAGGGCTTCAGGAATAACTGGATATAGACCCGATTCTCCACGGACGTCAATAACAGGAACCGCCCACAATTTACCAGCATCATCAATCGCTTTTGAGTATTCATCTAAAAAAACACCTATACCATTTGCGGTTAATTCGCCAGGAGTACCCTGTGCTGCTCCCCTGTGGAGAATATTAAACATCCGGATTGGTGTTGTAGGGAAATTTCTTTTTATATAATTTATAAGACGGTTAATTCTTCCTTTAAAAGTTGACGGATCTAAATTTAAAGTTCTTACACCTCCCGAAGTGGTGTAAAATTCACCTATCGGAACATTAAAGTAAAAATCATTAGTTCCGCCAAATAATGTAAACAAATGAAAAAAATGAGTTCCCGCAACCAAATCGGATTTTGCTTGCAAAGCTTGATTGTACATATCAGACCACGTATTACCACTCACAGCATAGGTTTTAAAATTTAATTCTAATTTTTCCTCCAAAAATGTGTACCAATATTTTGAAGTTGTTGGAGTTTGTCCTGAAGGTGGATCTTCGCTTAGACTATCTCCTAAAATCGCCTGTTCTTTATTTTTATATGGGTTTGCTGCTCCCGGTTGATAATTATCAAAAGAAACATATCCTCCTGCCTGATCTGCCATTGATGTATTTACAATAAACCGATTTGGTCCTGTAACATTTTCCCTCACATACATTTCCAAAATAGGTATGGCAGAATAATCCCCACAAACATAAATTGTTGAATCAACGGTAATGTCTTTTTCAAATTGAAAAGTTCCAGTTGTGGCGTCTAAACCGGTACTTGGTTCAGGGATTCCTGTTTCCGCCATTCCCTTTGAGTAATAAATTATTGATCCTGTAGAGTTTTTTATATGTATACAAATTGGATTAATGCCATTAGAATTATTCTGTATATAAAATTGTCCGATCTTAACGCGTATTCTTTGTCCTGATAACGCCGTAAAAGATGCTCTTTTAAATCCTACTCCATAAACTTCTGAAACGGAATTACTGCCGTTATTATACGTATAATAACCATCTAATAAAGTAGGTGTTTTTTGCACCCAGATCGGAGTTACGCCTGTGGGTATGGGTAGATTTCCTTTGCCAACATCAAAAGATAATGCTCCGCCGTCTATATCCAAATCAACTTTTCCGCCTATTTGCTTCCAAACTAAAGAATCTTCAGAAGGTACATCAGTAGCAGTAGCTCCCGTAGGTGTAATATATTGAACAAAATCATAAATTACCATCGCATCTGGTGAGTAAGAACCTGCCGCCCATTCTGGAATCGTTGCTGTACCATTTGCGCCATCATTTCCGACTTTTGCGTAAACTCTTTTTTCTGTTACTCCATTTGTTATTTCAAAAATAACCTCGTTTCTCTGAACTCCTGAAACAATATTCAAATCTGCATCCGTTACAACAATAGGCTCATCGTTGAGGTCTAAGTAATTTGTATAAGTATCAGCGGTGTTCGCAAGCATCCTGTAGAAACCAGTAGTCGTAATTACATCATCTGGTTTTGCAACTCCTTTAATACTTGTTGTTACAGCAGCTTCAACTTCTTCTCTCCATTCGTTATCCTGAGCTTTTGTGTATACGGTTCCAATTAAAGAACCACTGTCAATAGTTGCGAAATTTTCTGGTGGAACTGTATCGTTTACGTTGATTGTAATTTGGTTTCCGTTGATGTTTGTTGTCGGCATTTTAATATTTATTTTTAAAGTTTTTCCCAAAGCACCTCAGCTTCGGTTTCAAAGTTTTTGATTTCTTCTATATTTCCTGCAATTATGATGATCTTTTCTTTTCCGATCATGTTTTGCCATTCTCCGATTATTTCGGCTGTTTCAATTCTTGCATTTTCATAAGTAATTCCCGTGATTTCATTTCCGTCTGAGTCCAAAACTTTATAAATGAATTTACCATAATCACTCATGTTTAATTCCGTGAACGCTTCAATAGTATTATACCCAGTTTTTCCGTTAAGAACATCCGACATTGAAACCGCCTGATAACTGTTATCCAGATTCCTACCTATGACAAACAAGATGATATTCTTTGCACTTGGCAGAATTACATCAACTGAAAATCTGAAGGTCATTTCGTTGGTCGGTATCGAATAAGCCTCGTAAAAATCACCGTTAACGCCACTTATTGAAACAAGATTTATCCCGGAACTTTCATAAGATGGTGATTCGTAATTTTTACTGAAATTAACATTACCTCTGGCGGTTTGTTTTGTTCCGTCTCCGAAGAATATTTCAGTTTCGGTGGCTGAATCGTAGGATAATTGAAACTTATCAAGTGATGTTTTAAGGATTTTTTTGATAGGGTTCGGCTCGATGAGGTTTATGGAGAAAATACCCACCATTCTCCCTTCCCTGAAAGTTTTATCCAAAACAATATCATCCTGCATGAAAACCTCATAAGCGAGCGGTTTAAATTCAAATGGAACAATATGTATTCTTTGAGTTCCGGTTCTTGAAAGCTGTTCTTTAAATGCTTTAAAATTAATTAGCATATCTTCCCAATTTTCGCCATCAATAAAGCATTTTAACTCAATCTTTCTTTCCTTGAATTTGATATTACGTAAATCCGGAGATATTCCGTGAAACTCAGCCCAATCATAAGTTTGAATAGGTTTTTTTTCCAATTCATCTGCGATACCGATAGAATCGGAAACATAAACCCCGTAATCACGGAAATTCTTATAATTGATAAAATACTTTACTTCAATCATTTTTTAAAAGTTGATAGGTGAACTTTTACATTTCCAATGCTTTTTACATTGTGGTTATCATAACAGAAAATACTTACTGATGCTTTTTCTGTACATTCGATTTCTAATTCTGCGTTGTCAAGAATATTAATGAATAGCTTTGCATTTCCGGAAGCTTTGATTTTAGCTTTCGTTTGATGTCTCAATATCAACTTTCCTACTGCATAACCATCATATCTTAAATTAACTTCTGAATTACCGAAATAAGCCGATTGTAGTTCGTTTTTATTACTTCCTTTGAAATCGGTTCTCAATCCGAAAACATCAGATTTACCTTTGAATTCTCTCAGGACTTCCAGACTTGGAAAATCATTTTCCATACTCCAATCATCACCATCAAAGTACATTTTGCAAAGATTTTCAAGAGAAGAATCGTTTTTAATTTTCTCCTGATATTCATTACAAAGGTTTTGCTTTATTGCAAGGTTTAAAATATTATTTGTTTTCATTATGGTACTCCTGCTAGTGATTTTTTCATTTTTGAATTCATTTCAGCTAACGTTTTGTCTATCGTGTGTAATCTTCTTGTATTGATCTCAATTTGACTTAATACCAAAAGCTGGTTTCTGAATATGCTTTGATTTGCTTGGTGAATTTTAAGGATTGCTACGATATTAATTCGGACCGCATTAAATTGTGCCTCCAAAGCTCCGGCAGTCTTTTCCGTAATCCCTTTAATATCTCCTTTTAATCCCTGAGCATTTTCGGCAGCACCTCCGAAAAGATCTTCATATTGTTGAAGAGCTGCTGTATATTGCTGCATAGCTGTTAAACCCAACGCTTTTATTTTTTCTCTTTCTTCTGGGGTGAGTCCATCGAAAGAACCAGACATTGCATTTGTGCCAATTTCTGTTTCCAGTTTTTTAAGCAATTCCTGATAATATTTTTTTAATGAGTTTAGATCTACTGCTACAAGAGCGTTTGCGCTTTTAAGTTTGTTATCAATTTCGGCAATAGCAGCTTTATAATTGTTCATTAAATTCGTTTGCTCAGTTGTCGCTCCTGACTGACCGCCAAACCCCATCGATTTGTATAGGCTCTCAACCATGCTTTTTACAGCTGGTTCAAGTATTTTAATTCTTAGAGCGTTTGCAACCGCATTACGCATAACATCATTCACTACTTTGTCAAATGCTGCTGCTGCATCTTCACCTTTGCCAAAAGCATCAATTAAAGCATCTGCTATTTTTTGAGACAAGTCTTTGAAATCTTTAGTTGTTATACTCTTTTGGAAATCATCGACAATAGTTTGGATTTGAATATTTATGTCATTTATTTGCTGGGTAAATCCTGCAATCTTCTCTTGATCTGCCTTTTTCTTCTGAGATTCTTTCGCTCTCATTTCGGTAAGGATTCTCTGTTGTTCTTTCAAATTGGCAATAAGTTCTCTCTGCATCGACAACTGACCTTCTCCGGCTGTTTTTTCAATAACCATTTGCAGTTCTTCATAAGCGAATTTTAACTCATCAACAGCTATTTTCCATTGTCTAATAGATTTTTCTTTTTTCCCATCTCCTGCGGTAGAAAGCATTTTGATAACACCTACAACCATTTGAACAATACCGCCTACCATTTGCTGAATATTTCCAGAGAAATAGCCAACGATAGCATTTAACAATCCTTCTAAAGTCTGGGTAAGATCTTTGGCAAATTTTTCAAATGGACTACCGGTTCCTGAAACGCCCAATGCATCCGCTAATTCTTTCGCAGAACTTACAGCTAAATCTGTGTAAAATTTTGTCCGTTGAATATGCTCATTAAGTCTGCTAAAATCTTCTTGTGTAGCAGTGCCTTCACGGATTCTCTTTCTGAGTTCTTTAAAGGAATTGATTAAACTTTTTATTGACCCTGAACCTGTTGTAACATTTCTTAAACTTTCGATTTTTTCTCTGAATTTTTCAATCTCAGCAGTTGGAGCTCCTAAATTGATAAGTTCCTGCATCTTTTGTTCAAGTTGCGGCAACAGTTGGGAAATTTCTTTTTTCGTCAGAGCATCTATATTACCGAAAGCTTTTTCAAACAAGTCGGTTTTTTCAAAAACAGACATGAAAGCCTCTCTGTACTCTTTAGCTTCGTTTTTACCTGCTGCATCTAATAATCTCAACCTTTCCGAATCTGTGAATTTTCCTTCACTTATTTTTTTTCTGAAATCTTCATATTTAGATTCAATTTGAGTTTTCTTTTCTTCAAAAGTTTGTTGTTCCTGTAAAAAAGATGTATATAGTTCCTTTTGTTGTTGGATATTTTCTTTCTTTTTGTCTTCTAAATATTTTCTTTGTTTTAAGAAGAAATCAGTATTTCCACCTGCTTTTTCATAAGCTTTAGATTCTGCATCTGCTAAGTAATCAATTTGATCGATTAAAGAAGGTATAGATTTTAAAGCTTCATCAATTCCTCTTTTAAAATTCTCAAAAGGCGTTTCTGTACCGTTGAGTTCCGAAATCTTTTCCTGAAGGAAAACGATATTCTTCTTATCTTCTTCGGTTAATATTCCCCCGGATTCAGCTTTATCTTTTAATGCCTGTTCCTGCTTTTCTAAGTATTCCAGATAGTTTTTAGCTCCTTTGAAAAGTTCCTGATATTGAGCATCAGCTGTTTCTTTACCATAAAATTCAGACATTTTATAGTAATTATTCCATTGGCGTTCAGCTTCGTCAATAGTTTCCTGAAAAGTTTTGTATTGCTTTGCTTTTATTTGCTCATTGATTGCCTCAAGTCGTCTCCCTGCTTCTTCCGCAGAAATCACTTCACCGGTGTAATATGGATTGCCCTTCTTATCTTTATCCTTGCCGAATTTATCAAGCTTACGAAGTTTAACCATACCACCTACGGCAGTGTCATAGGCTTCCTGAATTAAAGACGCTCTTTGTTGAAGTTCTTTTATAGAACCTAAAGGAAGCAACTCCGCTAACTGACCTTCTTGTTTTTCTTTTTTAGGGTTTAATAATTCTTGAAGGTTTTTTATTTTGTCTCTTATTTTTTGATACGCAGCCTGAGTAGGTGCGCTATCGGCAGCAGCTTCTAATTCATCAATTTGAGCCTTTATTTTTTGCGCCCATCCTTTTTTTGCTGTCGTTTTTTCTTCCGTTACTTCGGTTTCTGTAATATTTACACCTCGTTTTGCAAGATCATCGAGTTTTTTCTGAACAAGTTTTTTTTCCTCTTCTTTTGCTTTAACAATCCGATCAACTCTTTCTTTTTTTCGTTCTTTTAAACTCCATTTAGTACTACTGTCAAAATCGGTGAAATCATCCCATAAATCACCAATACCAAAATCACCACGAGTATTTTTAAGGTTTTGAGTATCAGTTTCAAGTCTACCCAACTCATTAACATATCTTTTTGCTTCCGCTTCAAGCTTTAGCATTTCAATATATTTTTGAAGCATTCCGGTAGCTTTTCCGGTTTTTACTGCTTCCGCATCAAGCTGATCTAATCTGCCATTTGTTAAGAGAGAAATACGTTTATATGCTGCGGCTTTTGTATCTTCTGATGAGGTTTGATCTTCAACTACCTTTATTAATGCTTTTATCTTTGCTTCCTGTTCGGTAAGAGTTGCTATTTGACCAACGGCATCATCATTCATTCTCTTTTGAGATTCCTCAGCAACTGTTAAAGCGGTGTTGTATTTGTAGATAGCATATCCCAAAGCAACAATCAAAGCCGTAGCTAATGCATATGGATTAGCGAATAGAGTTGCATTTAAGAATGATGCAGCTCTCGCAGCCGCTGTCATAGCAACCGTTTGAGCCATTTGAGCGATTGTCAATCTTTGGGTTGCAACCGCATTTGCTGTTTTTGCTGCCACATTTGCCGCTTCCGCTGCTGTTTCTACATTTGTTGCTGCGGATGATAAAGCGGTTGCAGTAGTTTGTAGTTCTTTTTGAACGGCATAAAATTTTGTTCCGGCTGCTAAAGCGGCAGTTCTTGCGATTGATGCAGATTCTTGAGCAGCAATAACAGTATTCTGAGCTTTTTCAACGTTTTTAGTAGCAATTAAAACCTCTCTTGCGGTTCCGTTTGCCCTAACAGCTCTTAGTTCAGATTGAGCCAAAGCCAATTGAACCTGAGCATTTCCAACAGCTTGTGCTTTTTCAATACCAAGTGCAACTGCTTTCTGTTTTTTTGCTGCTAATATTGCAATCTCAGCCTGTAATGTTGCATATTTTGCTGATAAAGATGCTTTTTCAGCTTGTGCTTCTGCTAAAGTAGCAACAGTTTGTCTTTGCGTAACCAAAGCTCTACCAAGCTTCATTCTTTCAGAAAATGAAAGAAGACCTATTTCGGTTGCAAGTGTTTTATTTGCGATACTTTGAGCAGCCGAAGTAACCATTAAGGCTGCCTTATAAGCACCGTAAGATAATACAAGAGTTTTAATCATTTCAAATAACTCTTGATAATGTTGAACCAAATGGGTTAAACCTTCGATTCCGTCATACAAAATCCCTTCATTTGCCTGACCAATCTTATTAAGCATCTGATCCCACTGATCTCCTAAGTTGGAAACTCTACCAGACATTGAAGTAGATTGTTTTTCCATTAATTCGAAAAACATTCCTCCTTCACTTGTAAGGTTTTTGATCACCTGCTCAACATCTTTGAAGCCGACTTTTCCAGCCTCAACCATACCTTTAATGGCTGTTTCATCAACTTTTAGAACTTTTGCTAATTCAGCATACATTGGAATACCAGCTTCGGTAAACTGTCGCATTTCTGTACCCATTAATCGCCCTGCAGCTTTTACCTGACCATAAGCCAGAATGATTCTGTCAATTGGAACCGAAACACCGGCGGAAATATTCCCGATTCTCGTTAAAGTATCAAGTAGATCTTTTGCTGGAACCTGGAATGCCAAAAGTTGTTTTGCGCCTTTAGAAACGTCTTGAAGGGAAAAAGGCGTTTTAGCTGCTAAATCAACCATCTGACTCATTAAAACCTTAGCCTTATCACCACTTCCAAGCATTGTGGAAAAAGCGATTTCAGTTTTCTGGAATTCACCTCTTACATTGATCAATTCTTTAGTGAATGAAAATAAGGTTTGAGCTGAAAAATAACCACCTATGGCGGTACCTAAATTACGGAAAGCCGAATCCATAGACTCAGCTTCTTTTTTTGCAACTCCGGAAGCTTCACGGATTCCGTTTTTGATACGAGAGATCCCGGCATCAAAGTTATTAACGGATAAAAGTGCATCGAAATGTAAAGCTCCCTGATTCATTATCTTATATTTCGCTTATTTAATTCTGCGATATGTTTTGCGAAGTCCGAATTGTTTTGAGGTGTCAACTCTTTCAAATCTTCTTTCGTCTTATTGTCTGATTTATTGTCTATATATTTCTGACTCGGTAAGTCAGATAACATTCGTAGAACTGTTCCAAACGGAACTTGCCACATTAATTCGTGATACGATATTTTTAACGTTTTTAAAGCAAATCCTAATGTTCCGTAGATGGATTTGAGACCTGTGCTTTCCCATCTACCAGATTCGTCTCCCTCGGATTGGTTATTGTCGTTTGTCCGATTAATCTGATAGAGGTTATAAAATTTGCGATGTCATACATCTGAAGAATCGCTAAAGTTATTTTTAATGCTGTTTGCGGATTTAATTTCCACTTGAGATACTTTGCTAAAAGTCCTGAGAAAAGCTTTATTTTCCATGGCTTAGCGAGAACACAAACCGCAATAAACTTCATTAAAGGATCTATATTTCTATTTACCTCTTTAAAAACCGAAGCGTTATCATCGCTCAAAATGTTTATCTTTAAGTCTACAGCGTATTTATTAGCTTGTGCAATAGTGCCAAAAACAAGCGGCTTAATATGAAGCTCCCTTTTTCCTACATTGAAGAAAAAACCCTTCTCAATGAGTTGGTTGGATTCTTTTTCCTCCTGTTGTTCTTTGGTGAGGCTTTCGTCCAGGAATTGTTTAAAAGTATCTTCTTCCATTTTTGTAATAAATCCGTCTACACAAATGCAGACGGATTGCATTTAATTTAGTAATCAGGTTTTATTTCTCTCTATACACCAAAGCATCTTCTCCGGCTTTTTCCGGAGTTTGAACCATCACCATCACTTTCATTGTTAAAACACCGTCAGTACCTACAGTACCACCAATTGGCGTTGCAACGACTTTTCCGTTGGTGATATCAATATCATATCCTACCTTCGTTTCAAGAGTGAAGGATTTTTCAATCACTTCTTTTTGAGCAGGTGGTGAATAGCTTTTTTTACCATCAGCTGTAACAACCTCACCGCCTAAGTAATAAGCTTGAGTTTCCAGCGATGGATTTGCAATTTCAAAGGTTAAAGTTGTTTCGGAATCGTTTTGACCGATGGCAATTCTTTTTCCTTTTTCTTCTGTTTCTACCCAGTTAACGGTTTCATCTGTAGTTTCAAGCACCACAGTACCTTTCAAATGTTCATCGTGCTCTGTAAGCACGGTTCCCATACCTCCATCGACAGCTTTGTCGCCTGATAGGATTCTTTTTACACCGAATGTCCAAGCCATTTTGTATTTGTATTAATTAATTGTTCTTGTTTTTAATCGAATGACAGAAACTCTTTCGTTAGCTCCGTCAATTTTATAATCTCTCTGATATTCTATCTCGAGATATGTTTTTTTGCTTTCCAGATAAACTTCATCTACCAAAGGCATGATAAGTTTTGTGGCATTATTCAGGACCGCTAAATTTGGCAAATCAGAAGTTCCGGATTTGATGTTTTTAGCGTAAATATTAATCAGAACAGTTGAAGGCAGTAAAACTTCCTTAGGAATCGAAAGTGAGCCGATAACAATATCATTCTTATCAGAATTCAATGGCTTTTCATCAATATAAATATCTCCATTCAAAATAGTTTTGAAATTAGATGCCTTTATAATATTGTAGACGATTGATTTTAATTCAAATGTTGTTACCATCTTGCTGCTCTCATTGAATTAACAATACTTTGTGCAATCTGATTAATTCTTGTTTGTGCGAAGGATTTTGCAGGAGCGATAACATCCAAATGCTTAACATCTTCGACATAACTTGCGTATTCCATACCCGCAACCACGATCACCGCATATCCATTACCAAATTCTTTTGCAAGCGATTTTGCGAAAGCTTCTCCAACAACTTCTCCGGGAGTTTCCTGTGAATTGTAATCCGGACCTCTCGATCCTTCCTCAAAAACAGAACTCACAACATTGCCATGTTTTACAACTACATATCCGATTGAGTTTCTAAGATTTCCTGTTCTATCAGTGTAGGTGTCAAGGCTTTTCGCCAGATTCACACATTCCATTCCTAAATAATTAAGATTTCGTAGCATCAGACCATCTAAAGTATCTAAGCGTTTTTGCAGATAACTGTTGATGTCTGACATGTTGAATCTCGGCTCTATACCCATAACCTACAATGTAATTGTGGAGCTTCTGAAAATCTTATCACATCCCCTGAAAGGATAATATTTTCGCCATCTTTGATAATAATTTTTGAATTAGCTTCTATTTTTGGAGTGCCTAAAGGCATAACAACTTTTGAAGAATAATTCGTGATCTCTCCGGATTCTTTTGCTACTATATTTCCAGATCCCGCAGCTCGTTCTCTGCATTTGCAATGAAAAACCTCGACTGGTTCAGATGGAATAGGAAAGCCATTCTCATCAACACCGCCTTCGGCATTTGTAACTACATAAAGATCATGAGGATATTGTTTCATGCTAATGAACTGATGTCTTTTACCTGAACTTTACCTTTATTTAAAAGGTTTTCAATCCCTAATCTGCTACATTCCATTCCGTACCAACTTTCCAAAGCTTTTCTATCATATTTGATAGAATAATCATCTTCGGAAATATCCGGCGTTATCAATAACTCAAGGACTATCTCCATGAAAGCCTTATCCATATCATCAGGTTTAACAAGATCGCTTGATCCGGTAATTTGTTTAGAAACAAAAAACACTTCAAGATCTTCATCACTCATAGTGATTGACAATCTTTTAAGTCTGCTCTGGAAATAATCCTTATTAGTTATTGGCATTTTATTCGAATGCTATATTTGTACTTAGCAAGTAGATATATTTGATTGTATCTACAACCGGGAATGCGTTCAATTCTGCTTTCGTTTTTTCTCCCCACGGCTCGTTATGAGACCATTTAGAGATCAATGTTCTTCCTTTTTTGTTGTAGATAACATTGTCAACGGGTTTCATTTCCTCAATTGCTAAAGCATTTTTAATTTCTCCCAGATTTCCTTCAGGGATAAATGCGATGTTTTCAGCTTTAAAAGGCTTTAAAATTGTTGATGTACCATCTTTTTCAACAGGAATTCTAATGTCTGCGATTTCAAACATTGGTAGTTTAGCTGCTGTCATATACTCGTTGATTCTGTCAACTGTTATTGGAGCTGTTTGCGAACTTCTTGCAGCGGCGGAAAGCCCGAAGAATGTACCTACAGTCTCTTTTACTTCTTTAGACTGCATGAAATTCATCAAAGCAGTGTTATCCAAAAGCATTTTTGCAAAAACCATCCCTCTGTTTGATGCTATGTTTACGATATTTGTAATATCCATCAAAGGTTTTGAGTTTGCGGTATCGCTCCAGTCAACAGTAGCGTTGATCTTGTTTTCATCCGGCATTTCCAATTGAATTGTCCCTACGGTGATACCATCTGGGTTATTGTCTTTTGTAATTGTAATTGTCCCGGTAGAAATAGCCTCTGCAACAGTGTAATCAAGTCTTTTATCAACTGCTTCCGCAACATATTTAACATCATCCCAGATAAGTTTTAAAGCCTGATTTTTCTTTTCGTTGTCTTTGATAGCTGACATATTCTGAAGAACCATATAATTTCTATATTGCTCTTCGTCAAGATCTCTCATCACTTTGATCGGTGGTATTTTACCAGTCAAAGATTGAAGAGTTTCACGGCTTCTTATTGGTGTTTCACCATCTCTTGTAACGTAAGATGCAGCAGGTGTAATAACTGAATTTCCTAATACAGTGGTATACGTTAAAGAAATCTGCGGTAATGCGTATGTGAAATATTTTGAATACCACGGCTGATTGAATTTTTCAGCTCTGGTATCGATCATGATTTGCAAAGTCTCCTGATCAGCGACATTTCCAAAAATTGATGCTTCTTTTGCCATTTTTTTAAATTTTTAAGGATTATCGAGATTCAGAGAAAATGATTATCGGTAACGCTTTTCTGTGAACGGTATTAATTGTTGGTGTAACTCTTCTGGCATATACAGTTCCTCTAAGAACTACATCTACAGGTGCGTTTTCTTCGATGATAACATCATTCTTCAAAAGTCCTTTTGCATCTGATGTTTGATCGGGAGCTGTGCCTGTTAAAGTTGCTTTTTTTGCTTTTCTGGTATCTTCATCGAAAGTCATTGGAGTTCCTGCTGGAATAGTTTGACCCGCAGTAAGTCCTGTAATATCCAATGAAAAACCACCTCTTGCGGTTTCCAGAATTTTCTGGAAAATAGGGATCGTTCTTGATCCTTGATTTGTGGTGATGTCTAAATATCCCATTTTGTTTTTGTTAGGTTGTTAATGCTCTTTGTTGAAAGCTTCAACATCTGCTTTCTTCTGAGCTTGGCTTTGATTCCCAACTGAACTCGGAGCAATATAACCTTCTCCGGCTGCTGCTTCTGTTCTTGATTGTAAGATTTCAGAATAATACTCACCTTGTTTTGTCACAAATTCCTCAATTCCATCTTCATTTTCAAAGCTTCTTCCAAGCATAACAGATTCAATTTCTTTATCCGTCATTTTCAAAGCTTTTAATCCGTTAATTACCTTTTGATTGTTTGTTTCAACTGCTTTTTCCGTTTTCAAACCCTGTACAGTCTCTGTAAGTTTTTGAACAGCCAAAAGCAAAGGATCGGTAGTTTTTCCTTCTTCAGGTTTTGGTTCTTCATCAGCCCCTTCACCTGATTTTCCTTCTTGTCCCTTCTTTTTTGTTGCCGCCGCAACTCTCGCATCAATCTCTGACTGAAAAGTTTTGGCAAATGGTTCAAAAACCACACATTGAGCAGTTATTTCTTCATCAGTTGCGTTTTCACCTAGTGAACCCGTAATCGAATCGGATAATCCCTGTAACGCCTTTTCCGAAAGCCCATTTTTAAGGAAGTGTTTTTTTACAATTGGGTTAATCATTTTGATTTTTATTTTAAAACTCAAAAATAATGATAAAAACATCTATTGGATGTATATTTTTTTATATCTTTGTCGGGTGATAGAATTGAAATAGTTAGTATTTCAATCGATTAAATAAATCAAAAGGCGGTTTCTTATCGCTTAAAACTTAAATAACTTTTTAAAAATATTAATCATTTAACATGAGCAAGAGACTTGAAATATTAGAAACCTCTTTAGAAAAGAAAGAGGCCGAACTACAAAGAAGATTCGACAATCATTTTGCAGATGTTAAAAGAGCAAACGGTCAGCCGATTAACGATAAAAGAAATGGACAAGCTTCCTTTAATAGGTGGGAAAAGCAAAATGATTCTATCAGAAACCAACAAAAAAGCATTGAAAAAACTAAAGAAGCGATTGAAAAAGAAAAGGGTAAAATCGCCAATGTAGAAGCTCAATCAATACCTTCTGAATTACAAGAGCTTTTAGATTCTGGTAAAATAACGCAATGGCGAAAGTTTCCAAATAGGTTCTTTGTTGTTGGTGTTGAAAAGGCAAGATTGGTATGGGATGAAAAAGGACAATTTGTAGCTCATCAATATTTATCTGCTATACCTAATCAAGAACAGTACGCAATTTTCAGAGATATTTTTAACAAACTAAACCAAACTTTAAACAAGAAAAATATTTAACATGAGAGAAATAAAATTTAGAGGACAAAGAGTAGATAATAAAGAATGCATTTACGGATTTTTAGTAGAAACTTTAGATATTGAAAATAAAGATGCATTACCGCCTTTCAACATAAAACCATACATATTCAAAACATGGAATGATAGTGTTTTAAATTTTAGCGGAAACGGTGGTGTTTGCGAGGTCAATCATGAAAGTATTTGGGCTGAGAAATCAGAGTTTAGTCCATATCAAGAAAACGGAGTGCCAAATGAAGGAATGAAACCAATTTATAATTGGGTTTTAGCGAATGCAATTCTTTACGAGGAACCAATACTAAACGTGAAAGGAAAACTTTCTTTCTGGGAATTTGAGAACTAAAAGAACGGTTCGGAAAATCCGAATAGTTGAAACCATTTCGTGCAAGTAAACGAGATGGTTTAAAAACAAATTAATCACATTCTGATATAAAGGTAAGAAGCTAGCGTAAACGTGAAACGATAAGTAAAGCTCAAATATTGGCTAATCATAATTCGGCAAGGGAAAGGAGCAAATACTAACAAGCCGTTGATTAAATTCACTAACACCCTCCAGAATGTAGTTTTAAAAAATAATTGAAAATATAAAAGGTATGCCATGCGATTATAGTAAATATCCACCGAATTGGAAAACAGAAATCAGACCTCGGATTTTGGAGCGAGCAAATAATTGCTGTGAACAATGTAAAGTTTCAAACTACGAACTGATTGAGCGAGGCAAATTCAATAATGTTTTTGCTTATCAGAATATGAATGGTAAAATATTCTGCGCAGAAACTGGTGATTATTTAGGTGAAAATTATCTTGGAAGTCTAAAGGATGCAAAACTTACTAAAGTCATTCTTACAATTGCCCATCTTGATCACGATAAGGAAAATTGGGAAGTAAAAGACGAAAGATTGAAAGCACTTTGTCAAAGGTGCCATTTAGTATTAGATAAAAACCATCACGCAGAAAATAGAAGAGAAACCTTGAATAAAAAGAAAGGTTTAGAATCACTTTTTTAAACACACGCATTTAAAAACAATTTAAAAATAATGTCAAAAAAGATAATCTACCACGTAAAGTTTCATGAGCCGATAGATGATAAAAATGAGTTTTTTTTTAGCTCTATTACAGCTATTTATAATAATTTTACAGCGAAGCAAATAGGCGTGGCAAAACAGACTTTATATCAGCAAAGTTTGAAGGAAGGAGACGAATATAGAACGAAATTCTGTATTGTGAAAAAAGAAACCGTTTTAAATAATAAGTAATGCAAAAGTTTAAAAGAGGAAATTTAGTAAAGATTGCCGATGATTTGGGAGAGGGTATGTCTCATTTTGAAAAAGGTAAAGAGGCGATAATTCTGTTCTCTTACAAAGATTTGTACGGTGGGAATAATGATAAATCTTATGAGGTTGTTTTCCCTGATACCGGGACAACATCCGCATGGTACAAAGAGCATCAATTGACGCTTATTGAAGAGGGAGGAGAACATTTAATTTATTCCGCTTTATAAGTTACAAAAAATATCGAAACAATTTCTCGTGACATGGGATTGATCTGCAAAAAAGCATCTTCTGCGTTAATTGGTTTCATCGGCGCAATGTATAAAGTTCAAAGCGATAACTATCAAAAGGTAAGAACGGTAAGCGATGACGAAAATATTGCCGAAAATGAAAAGTATTTTATGCAGATTCCTCAGGAATATGAAGAACGATATATCAATGCGCTTTCTTCCGGATTAAAAGCTAAAGAGGCTTACGAACTGTTGAGTGAAACATTTGAATTTGAAAATATTTAATATGAAAATTAAAGAATTAAGAATAGGAAACCTCGTTTATGGAGTATTTGAAGATGATGAAGAAAATAGTAATCATAGCGTGTGCTTAGTCACCGGATTGAGCGAAGATCAGTATTTAGGTGAAGGTTGGAATTTCATGTTAGAAAACATGGAAAGAAAAGATGTCGAAAACTACTTTGAAATGAAGCCAATTCCCTTAACACAAGAATGGTTGCTGAAATTTGGGTTTGAGAAAGATAATGAAGTTGACGAGATTGACGGAATGTTATTCGTTATATTTTACATAGGTGATTATATCGTAGAGCATTGGATTAGCGAAGATATTTTCAATTTTACAGATGATTGCAATTTAAAAGTTCAAGTTTCAAGCGTCCACCAACTACAAAACTTATTTTTCTGTCTTTGTGGAAAAGAATTAACAATTAAATAAAGATTATGAAAGCAATAAAAATACAAACTCTTGATAGTGGTTGGAGTCTATATCAGGTAACTGTATCCAATATTAAGGACAAAGAAAAATATTATATTGAAGGGGATGAAAACCCTGTATTATCAATTGAGAACGATGAAATTGTATTTTACGAAGTATCAAACAGCGAGGAGCACGCAATAAAACAACTTCAAGCAAAATGGAATATTCTTCGAACTGAAATTTTTGAGCAAGTTAAAAGTACAATAGACAGTGCGAATAAAGAATTTGCAGATCAACTCTGGAACAAGTACAATAAAAACCATTAAAAAAGCCATCTACAACAGATGGCTTATTTTTTCTTTGTTATTTTGAATGAAATAAGGCTTCGATTTAGCGTTTTGAATCTTATCTTTATTCTCTGAAACCCACGAAGTAAACTGAGGTGGTAATTCTTTTACCATATTAGCAGATTCCAAAGGCTTCAACCCTTGCAATATCCGAGTGTTATCACGTTCCATTTCTTCCCATGTTTTTAACAAAGTAATCACAGAACACAAACACTGTGGATGCCATCCCCAGAATTTAAAATCTTTCGGGTAAATTCCCGCCATAGCTTCACAGAAAGGGCAATGATTAGGGTTGTTGGAAAGTCTTATTTCAATTCCCCGAACGAAATCAAACCGCTGCATCTTTTGGTAATTCGCCTCATGATAAGCAATATTATTTTCGGTCCTCGTTAATCGCTCTGCATTCTTATAGGAATATCGATACACACCTTGTCCGGGATTATAAGCTTTTGCATTTTTAGACAATACTAAATTACCGTGTTTATCACGAATCCTGCGAAACAATCGATCCGGATCTGTAAGATTCGATTTTAATTCTCTGGCAAGTTTGGCAGCAGACTTCCCCTCACCTATTCCAAGATCTAAACCTAACTCAATTTCTTTTTTTAATTGGTTTGATAGTTTCCAAACTCTATCTGATAATTTAAGACCGTCAGATTTACGTGTTTTAAACGCTTTTAAAGCTTCGGTATTTGGATTTAGGTATTCTTTAGTCTTTTCCTTAGAAAGATTCAATCTTGATGCTACTCTGTTTACGAGATCGGCTTGTTTCTTCTCTCCATACTTCCAACTTTGCTCAATCTGATTATTTAATTCAACAGAAATATTATTGGCGAACTGTTCAAAAATTACATCAACTGATTTTTTTAATGTCGGATAGTCTTTAAAATAAAATAATTTAGTGACATCAATTTGATTTAGAGAAATCAATCTTACAACATCTTCGATAAGCTTTTGGTAATAGTTTTTAATCCTACGAACATTATATCCACCTCTTTCAAAGTGGATATTGTCAAAATTATCATCGTGAAGCTTCGCCATAATTCAATTATAAACTTACCGGATCGCTAAATTGGCTTTGAGTTCTCTCTTTTTCCTGCTCTGCTTCCAAAATCAACCAATCTTCTTTTGGCGCAAGCGTTGAAAGTTCTGCAGAATATTCCTGAGAAAGTAAAGGTTTGTTTCCATTTGCCGTCATCAAAGTTTCCACCCATTCTTTTGTATCTTGAATCATAAAAGGCTTAATCACGGGTTCAAGCTCTAATTTATTGGCTGCATCAGCTAATTTTGTATTCAAAAGTTTACCAACATAGCTTTTTAGAATATTAAAACGTCTCTGAAAGTAGTCATCCCAGATCTCGTTCTTTTCCATAACCTTCAAGTGAGCATCCATGAATAGCATTTTAAGCATAATCCCGGATATTTGAGACAATCCTTTTACCTGTCTGAATAAATCAGGCGTTTTGGTGAACTTATGTATATTTTCAAGCCTTGTTTCAATTTCCAGTTTTAGAGATTCGGGGGCTGATTCCCAAGAAATCACTTTCATATCAGATCCTATCTCTCCTTGAGCCGCCTTATTAGCTTCACCTGCTTGTGGCATAGAGTCAACAGTTCCAGTTACGAAGATCATTGGTGATGCATGATAGTCATTAATTTCAGCATGTCGAGAGAATATCAATTCAAGACGTTCAATATCATATTTCACATCTTCCCATTCGGTTTCTTCCTGCGAAGCGTAAACTACCGGAATCTTCTCTATAACATTCTTTCCAATTCCTTCGATAACATCTTCAACCCATCCCGTATCATCTTTTTTAAATCTCTTAACTTCGGTATCAGTGAAAGTTTCAAAGTACTCGATTACCTTCTTTTCTTTATTCATCAACGAAAAACCACGAGAAAACGCAATCATGTTATCGTATTCATCAAACATTGGGTAAAGGATATCATTTTTCCAAGGAACAAAAAGCTTAAGTTTTATTCTAAAATTACAAGGAAAGCCATAATCTTCATGATTATCTACTTTCTGATAATACCAATATTCAGCGATTTCAGTTGATCGGTAAAGTTCCCGGGCAATTTGTCGGTTTTTAATGTTGGTTTTATTCTCGTAAAGAATCCTTTCAATAGCTTTTTCGACAACTTCTTCCAGAGAGCCTTCTTCTGCATTAGATTTTATCTGCACATTGTTTCCAAAACCGAAAGAAACAGCACTACTAACAATATATTTCTGAACTGGTATCGCAATTCGATTTACAGGCTTTTTACGTATAACTTCACCTTCTTTATTCTTGATTTCCTTATCCGGAAGAAAATTCTTATCCTTGATGGTTTTATGTTCTGAAACCTTCCATTCTTTTTTTAAATCTTCAATCTTCGGCTTTGCTGATCGATCAATCTTTAAGATTTCGATTTGTTCTGGAATGCCTAATTGTTCTGTAATTTCTTGTATGTTCATGATTACTTTCTGTTTTTAAGATTCGCTTTCCTTGACGCTTTAACCTTCGAACGTCTTTTACAAGACTTGTTGGAAGATTGGGCATAAACCTGTTTGGATGTAAATTTGATACTATTATCATTTCCAAAACTTGTTGATGTTGCCATGAGTGCCAACATTGCTAATGATTGTGCTTTACTATTCATGATTTATTTTTTCTATTCCCTGATTAACTTTCTTTATTATCTCGAAAGGATGTTTATTATGTTCGAAGTATTTTTTTAAAATATAATCAAATCCACACCTCTTCATTATTGCATAATGTTTCCCACAAAGCCAAACTATTTTCGAAGTATCCATCCAGTATTTTGAAGGATTTTTATCTGCTGCTTTACTATTTCTATTTAAAAAATAAATTGGAGTAATCCCATAATCTCTGACCATAGTGCCACGGTTACAATCTTTGCAGCAACATTCCCACTTCAAAACATCATAAGGCAAAGAATCTAACTCTACCTTACTCAGTGACAATATGTAATTCAAATCTTCCATTACCAAAGAATACCCGAAAGTCCATTAGGATTTACCTTTGGAGGTATCGGATAGAATGTGTTTGCAAGAGCATCAAACAAGTCGGTAGACCTATTCAAACGCTTCTTAATATCTTCTTTCTTTTCAATCTGAATCTTCCCATCGGAGCGGAAAAACCATTTTATCTCAGTCGCTTCTTCCATGAAAGAATCATTTGGCGGCAACATAGCTTCGTGACCATTCTCCGGATCCAGCCATTCACGAACGGACCAGAATAAATAAGCTCTCATATTGAGAAAGGAATACTGATCTGTACTATCTTTCAATTCACGACCTCTGAATTCTGGTTTAGCGGAATATTTACACGAAATAACTCGCTTTTCAAGACCTAACTCTACCAATCTCGAATAAACTCCCGCACCTTCCCCGATGGTATCTATTGAAGCAGTTGCATTAATGTCTGAATTGAGTATGTTGGCAATATTTCCAGCTTCCTGCATGTGATTGGCTTTACCTCCTGCATGTTTAATAATAAACTTATCAACATAATTTCCATAACGAGGACAATTAACGGTGTTATCACGCCCCATTCCAGCAATGTCAGACCCTAAGACCTGATTATGTTTTTTATGAGCTTTTTTATTGGTTTGTTGGTATTCAGTCCATCGTTGGTTTGCTTTTTCAATCCATTGTTCAGGGATTAGCGTATCTTCAGATACTTTCGGGAACTTTCCGAGGACTTTAATTCTAAAAGTATCATTCGGACGATACCAAACATTTTCAAACTCGAAATCATCTTCAGAATCTTTTACATCGTCTTTGTTGATGATCGTACACCAGTTATCAATTTTATCTTTTACCCAATTGTAATCTACCTGACCGGGGATGATTTCTTTTTTTTCAACAACATTCGGAGCGTTCAAAGAATTTAATCTGAATTTACTCCAACGATCCCCTTTCTGAGACTTTGCAGCATAACCTACGGATGTATTTGGGTTGAAAACGATCAATATTCTTGAATTCCCCTGTAAATTCCCTTCAATCGCTGCAAAGGTTGATTCTGATAAACCTGTTGCCTCGGTTACAACGAACATCGTATTCACGGCGTGAAAACCAGACCACGCTTCATGAGTGCTGTCATCAGCTTTAAAGCCTGTTAAAAACCACTCATCATTTTCAGTTCTAATATCATTTGAAACCAACCTACCCGGCAATTGAATACCCTGCGATAAGGCATTATTATAAAGCCTTGATATTTCCGGCTGCATGATATTTTCAACCTGCCTACCTGTCGGAGCTGTCATTGCTACTTTAGTGTTATGAATCAACTCTTTTCCTCTCCATTTAGGTGTCATGTACATAAAACACATCGCAGCAACAGCCGAAAGAAAGTCTTTTCCTCTGGCTGTTCCTGAACAAACGGATGTTCTTGGATTATGCTGAACGGAATGTAAGATTGCTTGTTGCTCAGGATCGAGCCTTGCTTTCAAAACATCATAAGCGAACTTATTCCAGTCCGCTCTCCATTCGTTCATTTTCTGAATCCCTCTTTGTTGGATGTCTTTGTTGGTCATGAATTAATACTCAGTGATATTGAATTTTCGCTTAATATATCTACGAATCCACCTTCTTGATTTGCCAAGGTTTTCATATTTAGAAACTACATTTTGAATCTCAGTAGCTTTTTCTTTTGATAATGGAATTTTAAGTTCTTTTAATTCATTTATTCTCTGCTTTAATCCTGTGTTTCCACTTGACTCAAAAGGAGAAATGAAAAAATCTTTTCCCGAAAGGTCTTGTAGTGAAAGTAAACCACTTAAATCATTTGATTGCATAGTATTTTAATCTAAATATTCTCGCAATAAATCATTGGCTTCATTTACTGCATTGTTTATTTTACTGATTACCAAATCGAGTTTTTCGTTTAGTTCGATTTCTTTTTCAGATCTATCATTCAATGCGGAAATTGCTTTGATCTGATTGATAAGTTTTTCTTTCGGTTCTGCGATTAGTTCGCTTATTGATTTTGGGTTTTCCATTTTGTAAATATTATTTTAATTTTTCGCTATTACTTTTGTTTTCGCTGCTTGCAAAGACTTTAATTTCACATCATACGCATTCTCTCCGTAGATAATATTATCTGTCTTGCTCCACTTGGAGCGGATTTCTTCGATTGTCAAAATATTACTTTTTTAAACTTTCTGTAAATTGCTCTAAAGATTTTCTAAAACCTTTTTCACAACAAAACATTTTTTTACCTCCTTTAATATCTATTTCATAACGCTTTTTATCACATTCTCCTTTTTTGCAAACTTTGAATACTCTCATCGTCTTTTATTTTTAGGTTTAATAAATTTAGGTTTAAGGTTTTTCTTTCCGTTGGGGAGTAAGCCGTATTTTTTCATCGGGAATTAAATTGATGGTTTGAAATTTTCTGGCAGTTTAATAATGATTCCTGTACAGTAGATATCAGAAAAATCATTTTCATTTTCACAAACCAAAAATTCTAAATGTTCAATATCTTCATTGACTGAATAAGAGAACGCTCCGCTTTCATCAGTTGAATAATTTGATTTTTCTTCTCCAGATTCTTTAATCTTTCCACACCACCAAATTTTTAAACCTAATTGTTTGGCTTCCTTTTTCAAATGTTTCTCACCTTTTATTTTGGTTAAATCTTCACCATCCCAGCCATATTCATGCTCGCATCCTTTTGTCAAATAACAATCAGCACCATAACAGTACATTAAATCATCATAACCACCGACAATTACAACAATACCGTTGTCTTTTGCTAATTGTTCAGCTTCATCAGGAATATGACGGCTATATTCAATCCCGTGACACAGTTTTTGAATTCTTCCGACCTAATTGTTTTCTTTGAAACTTTACCTTTTTCAGATACACGTTTATGAGCAATTGTAGTAACAAGTTCACCTATATCCTCTTGTGATAATGTTTTTGTAGTAAGTAATTCCTTTTTTTGCTTATTGACAATTTTTGGAATATACTTTTTTGAAAATGAATCCGTATCATAAACTCCAATGCTATAACCGGAATTATTTGATTTGATTTTGGCTAAAGGCCTGAATATTTCATTTATTTCCTCTTCTGAAAATTCTTCTTTAATCTCGGTAATTTCTTGTTCACCAAGAGGATTAATAAAAATTTCATTGTGGAAATTTTTAACAATATTTGATTTTAAATTAACGATTTCCTTTTCTTCGTCATTTCTTTTCATCCAATCATTAGCGATTGAAAATCGAAAACTTCCATAACTTGAGTTGGTGATGACCGGATTGATAATTCTATCAATTTCCTTTTGAAGTTCACTTATACTGTCATCTCTAAACTTGACCAAACGCTTAACTTTAGTAAGTGCATATGCCTTTAATGATTTCAAATAATTATCTGAGAAATCTTTAATCATTTCTAAAGTTACAGAATGACCAAAATCAAGCTTGGTAGGCTCAATGGTATAATGGGTACTATTTTGTCTAAGGATACTTAAGTAAGTATATTCTTTTTTCTGACCAAAAGGATTAATATTTTTTAAAGAAACTAAAATCTCTAAAGCATCATACAATTGTTCCTTAACTTCTTCATCTTTACTGTTAGTTAATCCAAAAAATATAAACTTTTGTGCTTGCTCTATCTCTCCAGCTTTTAAATTTAAAAACGCAGCACTTCTTACGAGTATACTTCGTGTCGGTTCAAGTTCTGGTTTGTCGAAATAGAAATCTGCAACCTCACTTTCCAATTTAGCTGCCGTTTTGTATAGTTCCAATGAAGCTTCAAAGTCACCTTCGTCTAAAGCCTGCTTGGCTTTAAATGAGTAGTCCATAGCTTCTCTATGTTGTAACTTTGGTTTCATTTATGAGTTTCTTTTACAGTTGTTGGTTTAGCAAAAAGTGTGACAACTACGGATGATGACTGGTCTCTTTTTGAGCCTCTATTAATTTGTTCGTGTTTCTTTTTAATGCGATTTACTAAGGTATTCGATTTGTTTTCTTCCAAGATACCCGAAATTTCTACATAATGATATTCTTCATCTAAAAAATTCAAATCATCATCATCAGGTTCGGTTTTGGAAAATCTATAGTCAACACCATCGCCAATTTCAGTTTGCTCTACGTATTTGTAATCCATTATAACTGACATTACGAACCAAGCTAATGCAACACCACCGTGATTAGCAATATCTTTATCCTCCTTCATCGTGACTTTTGAGAATTCTGAATCCCAAGTAACAATGTTTTTGGTAGACTTTCCATCAATGGTAAATTCAAATTCAGCTTTAGAATCCTTATGATAGCGATCAAGCCCAACAGCGGCCCAGTAATTATGAACTTTTATGTGCTCTTTTGTTGGACCATTTAGCTTATCTAGAGTAAGATCAAGATGAAGTTCTGTCATTAAGTTATTGCAGTTATTGTTTTCACCAAATATACAAATTAATCGTTTTAGTTGTCAATTGTGTTTTCTGACTACTTACAACAATAATTTTGCTATCAAAAATTACAGAGTTGTTGAAACTGAGAGTTATGATATTTCCATACCTAAATCGAGTACCTTGTCAAGAATTTTCATTGTTTCAAAGGCATTTTCCCAACCTCCACAGCATTCAGGGCTTAATGCAATCGTAATGACATCTATCTTATCCATATTTTCAACTAATACATTCCCGACTTTTCTGATCAATTCATCAGAATAAATCTGGTAATAGCCTTTACTGTTAGAATAAAAGAAATCTATATCCAAATTTACGATACAGCCATATTGAGAATCTTTCAGCCAATGATGTAAGCTGTTAAGAAAGTCTTCTATCTTATACTCCCAATCTATAAATTCATTGTCCGGATATGGCTCTTTGGTTATAAAATTCGTTGCTCCCAAAAAATTCGGATATACTTCATTTAGGTTTAAGATATAATTATCCCAGCGGAACAACGGTACTTTTATATTGAGTTCCTCCGGATGATTCTCATTAAGTTCAACATATTCTTCAAATGTAACTTTACGGAGATCAACATTATGATTTAATAAATCTTCCTTGATTGAAGGAATAGGATATAATAAGTCATTATGTCTGTCAATATGATAGAAATCGTATGATTTAGTTATATCTGTTTCCTGCAACCAGCACCAGGCTGCACAAAGATGATTATCCATTACATAAACCTTTCCTTTTTTGTATAAAAAATTGGCTGTTGTTCTCCCGGAGTCTAATAATTGCTGAGGTCTTTCTTTTATCCACATATACTACCAAATATAATAAATATTCAACTATTCCCTTGTAGATGGAGAACCCTCACTTTAAACAATCTTCTCTAATTCCATTCGTAATGTTTTAAAAAGAGGTTGCGGATTTTTATAGTTTTTCTCTGAAAAAGTATTATTTTAGAAAACATTAAAAACTAATCCGTTATGACAGAAATTGAACTTTTACAATCATTAAATACCAGAATTATTGAAATTTATAACGAGCAGAATTTATTACCAATAACAGGAAATGACGGTAAGATGAATTTACAAAATGGCAGGCCTTTACTTTCTTGGAGTAACAGTATAACCAGACATCGGAATTGCGCTTTTCGAACAACCCCGGTAAATTACCAACATTTAATAGATGATTTGACATTTATTTCTGATGAACTTTTATATTTTACAGCACATTTATTTCTTTACAGACCCCATATTAACGACCCTCTTAAAGATGCATTTGCCACTCCGAGCGGTACGATAGTGTATCCGGTTTTTACAAATTTTGCTGGTAAGAGATATGAAATGTATTTAAATGTATGCTATGAAAAAGCCTATAATTTTTGGGATAGAATTGGAGATTTAATAGCGTCTTTTTTTCCAGCTGATTTTCCAGGAAATATTTATTTCATTTCTGTGATTAAGAAACTAAAAACTATTTACTCCGGTAATTCAGATTTAGATTGGCTGGATGATTTTGTAACAAATGTTTTTACAGATTACAATGAAACAAGGAAAAAATCTGTTCATACAATAACTCAGAGAACGGAAAATAAGTGGAAGCAGTTGGGACAGGTTGGAGACGAACAAAAGTCGCGTGAACTATCAGAAGAGATTTTAGGATATCCCGATGAGTTTAAAAAGATGCTGGATTTGTGTAATGAAGGAATCGTAAGAACTCTAGACTTCCTTGAATTTGTAAATAAGGATAAGGGTTATCAATGCACACAGTAGAGAAAAAAAATGTTGCCATCGGGCAACATTTTTTATTTAAATGAAAGCTCATAATTGAAATCAACCTCATATTTGGTTTTTTTATCCATACCGTCAAATCTTTCAGCAACTTCCGGAAATTTGTTAACAATGTTTTTTATCATTATGTTCGTCATTAAATAAGAATAAAAAATCATTAGATATAAGGTCTCTTTCATAAAAGGATTTTCCATAAGATGTTTGATTTCCTTTAGTTGGAGAGCTAAAAGACCTTCGGAATGTGCATAGACTGACGCAGTATAATATATCTTTGAAAAAACACCGCCTTCTGCAAACTTAGATTCTGTAAAGAGAGTATCCCAACTTTTAAACAACTTTCCAGATCCATTTTCCAATAGACTTTTCTGCTGTTTTTCAGATAAGGTTTTAAAAACCTCATTACTTTCAATGTTTTTCTTCAATCTCTCAATTGCAATCTGCTCGTTTTCGGCTTGTGCCTGATTATAGGCTTTTGATTCTGCAAAAACCTTTCTCCTCAGCATCATTGAAGACATAATCCAAGACTCAAACCTTAGTTTCTGTTCGTCTTCTATCTTTGAGTTGACATACAGATGCTGATACATCAAAAGTGATTCATACTGAGACCTCACGATAGTGATTATAGATGAGATATCCAGGAATTTTATATGAGGAACTCTTTTAGCAAAGAACCTGGATTCAATGGAATGGCCTGAGGATAATTGCAAAAGGCTGAGATTTTGCAAGTGGAACTTTATAATCAACTGCTCAGAATACATATCTTTTTCCTGAAGTTGAACATTCTTTTCTGCTAAGATTTCGTGAAGGTAGATTAGTAAATCAGTACTTTCAAATAGCTTTTTCTTTATTGCCCCTGTATTTCTTTGTTCATACAAAAAGAGTAACTCTAATGCCCATAAATCCTCTTGATTCATTTTTATTTCTGTTTTTATTATTCTTTTTAGACTTTGTTATTCTATTTATCGAAAACATTTCGTTTTCTGATTGCAAAAGTAGAAATCTTGTTTCAGCTCAAAAAAATCTTTTTGGGTTTCTTAAAAAATTATTCCCGTTTCGAAAATATTTTTCCAGACACTCCTAAATCCTTCGGACAAAAAGATTTCAAAGCCCTCATTTCATAATTGAATTCCGGTTTTGGCTTAAACAAAATTTCTATCGTGAATAAAGCAAAGAAAAACGAAGATTATTCAAATAAATATTAACCCAAAAAAGAATTATGAAAAATCCAAAAATTTCAGCTAATGAATTTTACAATCAATTTACAGGAACCGAAAATTATTATTCCTACATCTTTGGAATACTGTTAACTGACGGAGTCAAAAACGTTGCGGATGAAGAAAAGTGCTTTTGGTTTCTGGACAGCATCGCATCTTATCAGACCTCTCAAAGGTTTCAAAATGAAGATTTTCAAGTATGGACAATTAAAAGAATCAAGAATGAGCAATTTAATCTTTCTGCATCTGACGGAAATGAAAATCAGCTAATGTCAGCCACCATTCCATTCTCTGACTTCTTTTTTGAAGAATTTACAATCTGGAAAGAGGGTAATGTACTATTACTTCCAAGCGAACATTAAATAATATGAAAACCTCACGATGTATAGGTAATCGTTTTATCAAATTTCTAACTCAATAATATTTATAGATTTTATGGGAACATATTCAATTATATATTTAAAAGAAGCTCAATTAGCTGAGGAAGTAAATGCCTTTCTAAAAGAAAATTTTAATCTGAACTATGAAAATTTCAATGGCGTTGACTATGGTGTTTTCTTTACACAGGCAATGTTCAATGAAGAGCTTAGATTTTTAAATGAAGATGAAGAGGGTAAAAAGATACTTGCTCATTATGACCGACCACTTTCCAAAGAAACTTACTATTCTCTCTTGTTCGGAGTAGGCAATTGCTTTGGAGATATTGGAACTGCCTGTATAAAGGTCTCAAGTGTTATTGAAAAGGATTTCAATTTTATTGAGGCACTTCAGAAGTTTAAAAAGACTCCTGAGTTTATCAAATATGTTGATGTAAAAAAATCTCAACATATTCAAAGATTATTATCTATAAGGATTGAATAATTTTAGTTGTTTTCAAATCCTTTATATTCTGACTTTCTCTGTTTTCTTATGCGAAATTAGAAATCCATCCTCCAATCAAAAAAATCTTTTTGGGCTTCTATAATTACAGCATAGCTGTAATTATAGACACTCCTGAATTCTTCGAACAAAAAGATTTCAAAGCCTTCATTGCATTCTTTCATTCCGGTTTTGTTGAATGATGGATTTCTTTTGAAAATGCACATAAAACAATAAAAAAAGTCAGAATATTAAAATCAAGTATTATGAAAACATTCTCAAAAAAAAGTAATTCAACAGATTCTTCAAAAGAAAAAAATGAAGATAAATTTATTTTAAAAATCCTCGAAAATCTTGATAAAGTTAATCCGCAGGATTGGGAACATTATGCTGATGTGCAATTTCAAATGCCAAAAAATTTTTTTACAAAAAAGCAATACCAAGGCTTTAATACAGTAGCTCTGTATATCGATGCACTAGTCAACCAATTCCCAACGACCGATTATGCAACATTTAAATCTATTTCGAAAGCTGGCGGAAGATTAAAAAAAGGAGCGAAAGGTACAATCATTGAATTTTTTAGCTTCATCTACAAACATAAAGAGACAGGTAAAATCTACAGTAAAGAACAAGTATTAGAAATGTCAGTCAATGAGAGAGAAAATATTAATAAGATCAGCTGCTTAAAGAATTATACCGTTTTTAATTCTGAACTGATTGAAAATAAAGTTGATCTAAAAATGGATACCATCATTGAGGAGGAAAAACAGGAACTTGATTTTCGAGATCAATGTAATAGTGAAGCATTTATCAATTCAATTATTACAAATGGTAATCTAATAGTAAGACATATACTGTCCAATACAGCTTATTACAAGCCTGCATCTGATATTATCTCAATGCCAGAAAAGAAATATTTTATATCTGAAAATAAATATTATTCTACATTATTTCACGAGATCATTCACTGGACTGGTCACGAAAGCAGATTAAAAAGAGATTTAAAAGGTCATTTGGATTTAAAAAGTTACTCTTTTGAAGAACTTATTGCAGAAATGGGTAGTATGCTAATTTGCCTCCAATTTGGAATTACTAAGGAGTTTATCAATTCTGTAAGATATCTTAAAAGCTGGTCTGTCAAAAATACAACTAAGCGTGAGGAAAATATCAAGAAAGCATTTGCATCATCTAAAAAAGCAAAGAAATTTCTTGAACAACTTTGATAAAATAACAAGGCTGCCGTAGGGCAGCCTTTTTTATTATCGTCAAGAATTATTATTAAATATTTTCCTAAAGAATCTTTTTAAAGGATTCTTCAAGACATTCCAGCCAACGACGATAATAACTAAAGTTAGTGATATTTTTCTTGCATTATTATTGTCAGTGGTGTTACCTATAAACGCAAACAGAAATATGTAAAACGCTATAGCTCCGTACACCACAAATTTTATTATTCTTTTCATTATTAATTCTGATTAATAAGAATATGTAAATATAAAAATATTTTTGAAATAATAGGTAAAATATTTTAGATTGGTTTAATAGGTAAAAAATAGTATATTTGTTTAATTCTGATAACAATGAAATGGAAGAGAGTACAAATCACAATTTATTTACTGATATTGCAAGAAGAAACTTCTTAGTAAAGCAGTTTTTTCAAGCAAATGATGTGTCAATTGATCTGCTGGGAGATATCAATAATCCCTTAGTAGTTACCGAAGATAACATAGTTCTAAGCTGCTATGTGAGTAATTTTAATCTCATTTTCAAAGATGATTCTTTTGAAGGAAATGAGTCTTTTACAATTAAGCTTAAAAATGATCCTGCAGTTTTGAAAGATAAATTGGTCTCTTGGATTAATTATGCTTCACACCGGAAAATATATATTTTTACCTCTGATGAGGGATTATATTATTCGAAGTTTATAAGAATTTATAATGGAAAACTGCCGCTTTTCAGCCCTTCGAAAGAATTAGCGTATTATGTTTTTCAGCGGCAGAAAGCTGTTGAAATGGTTCAGAAACTTAAAAAAGACAAAATAAAATTGTCTATTGTGCTTTAA